TACCGGTTTCTTGTTGACGCAAGCAGGGCAAGAGATTGCTGTTGCTTCAACCAAAGCCTTTACTGCTCAGGTGGCGGCTTTATTTTGGTTAGCCCATTATGTTGCTCTCTCAAAAGGCTTAATTTCTCGTTATGATATGACATGCGCTGAAGAAGATTTGTTGGTAGCTGGCAAAGTGTTAGAAAATGCGATTGAGCAGTATAAGCTTGATATTATGACTGACTTGGCTCCACGTTATGCACTTTATTATTTATAAGATTTATTATATTTATTATTATATTTATAAGATTTATTTTCTAAATATAATATATAAATGGCCACTACATTATCTGCTCGTAGACACTATCGCAAACAAGTGAAAAGCTCCGCATGTCGCGGTAAAATTAAGAACAGCTGCCGCAAAAGTCCCAGATGCCGTCTCACTAAGTCTGGCAAGAGAAAATCCTATTGCCGCAAGCGCGCCATCAGCCGCAGACATTCTGGTCGCCAACATTCTGGACGCAAGAGCACTCGTTCTCAACGCGCCAAAAACAACATGTTTGAGAATTTGGGCTCTTCTTCTTAAAGAAATCGTTAATAAAAATAAGTATTTTATTTACTATATTACAAAATAATAAATAAAATAATAGCTCCCTTTGGGGATTGAACCCAAGACCTTTTTCTTACAAGGAAAATATTCTACCACTGAACTAAAGGAGCATACAAACGGAGATAGTTATACCTACCACATATTAATACATATATTCTCTTTAAGTTCTTTTTGTCTTAAATATATTAATTAATAGTTAATTAATAGTTAATTAATATCCTATTTATTATCCTTTATTTTCAATACAAAGTTGGTCCCTTTTGGGCCACATAACTTCTCCTCTGCTCTCGCAATATACGCATATCTGAATTTATTTACACCCGTATCCAAGCACTTATAAATCACTCTTGCGCATCGGTTGTTTGCGTATGAATCTTTTAGCAAATAATACTTACAATCGACACATCGTGGAATAAGTTTAGTCGTCGTGATTTGATTAAAAAAACGGATAAAGGTCATATATCTATACTGTTTGGAAGCATTTATATTGTTTTTATAATATTATTGTTTTATAATATTATTGTTTTTATAATATTATTGTTTTTATAATATTATTGTTTTATAATAGTAATAATATTATTATTTAATTAAAACTCTATCGCCTTTAACGCGTCAATGGTTTCTTCTGACAATTTCTCCGGAAATTTAACATCGAAAATGATTAATAAACTTCCAGTATGGTCATCTCGTGTTAACCCCATATTCGGGATCATCTTCTGATACCCGTGACTTATTATATTGCCAGAATTATTCGTTATCGTATAAACCTTCCCTGTTATATATTTTAGCTCAAAGCTGAACCCGCACAATCCTTCCTTTACAGTGATTGTCTTATTCAATATTAAATCTAATCCTTTACGGATAAATTCCGTGTTATTTTCTATTTTAACAAAAACCTTAATATCCCCTTTATTTGTCTCGCTAAGAACATTTCCCTTGTCTTTCAATAAAATCAGCTCTCCTTCATCTATTCCTTTTGGCACACTAACATAAACTGTTTCTTTTTCGTAAACCTTTAGACCATTTTCAATCATCCACCGTTCCACATCGACCGGAATGGTCGTGCCTGTTAAAATCTTATCTATCGGCACTGTAATATGCTTTACTATCGGGTTTGGCTTGGATTGAGCGAAGGAAAATCCTGGTCCTGGTCCAAAACTTTGACCAACATGAACTGGTCTACCATTTTGAAACACTCTTATATTTGGACCTAGCCCCGAACCCATAACTTGTATATCCGGGCCCATCCCTGATGCGCTGCTGCTCATAAAGGGCATGCCAAATAAACTTGAAAATAATTCATCTACTGGATGCATGCTTTGACCCATGTGCATGTTTTGACCCATGCTTTGACCCATGCTTTGACCCATGTTCATGTTCATCCCTTGACTCATCATCTTAAAAAACGGATTATTATGCGTCATATCATAATCCTGCTTCTTCTCCGGATTTCCTAGAACCTCATATGCTTCGCTAATCTTTTGAAATTTCTCCGTCGATTCTTGGCTATTTCCATTCTTATCCGGGTGATACATCATAGAAAGCCTTCTATACGATTTCTTAATCTCGTCCGCCGTTGCCGTTTCAGGAATATTCAATGCTTCATAAAAAGAACCAGCTTTTGAATTCATATATTAATATTATTTGAGATAAACTTAAATACTTATTAACTTATTAACTTATATATTTATATTATTTTATGAATACTCCGCTTTTTTTAAACAAATATCAACCAACCAGATTTGCTGACTTTGAAACAGACAGTGAAATGATTGACATCCTGAATACACTCATCAATATCAATAATCTCAATATTCTATTCATCGGCGACATCGGGTGTGGCAAAACCGCGTTCCTCAATGCGGTCATTCGCGAATATTATATCGCGGCGTCAGCAATCGAAGACAATATTCTACACATTAATAGCCTAAAAGAGCAAGGCATTAATTACTACCGCAATGATGTCAAGACATTCTGTCAAACTTGCTCTTCCATTAAAGGCAAAAAGAAATTCGTGGTTCTCGACGATATCGACCTCATTAATGAACAAAGCCAGCAAGTTTTTCGCAATTGTATAGACAAATACAGCCACAATGTTCATTTTATATCTTCTTGTAGTAATTCTCAAAAAGTCATCGAGTCATTACAATCGCGGCTCATTATCATCAAAATTAAGCCGCTACAAAAGGAGAATTTGACGACCATTATGCGCAAAATAAAGGTCAATGAAAAAATAGTCATCGACGATGATGCGGAGCAATTTATAATCAATGTATGTAACAATACTGCTAAAATATTGATTAATTATATGGAAAAATTTAAGCTGTTAAATCAACCAATTACGCTCGAACTAGCTAATAATGTTTGTACTAATATTAGCTTTCACATATTTAATGATTATACTCAATTGATTAAAACCAAGCAACTAACAAAAGCTATTCGCATTTTATATAATTTATACGATAAAGGCTATTCGGTCATGGACATTCTAGACAATTATTTCCTTTTTGTTAAAATCAGTGACATGCTAACAGAGAAGCAAAAATATAATATAATTCCCATTATTTGTAAATACATTACAGTATTTCATAACATCCACGAAGATGAAATAGAACTTGCTTTATTTTCGAATAATATGTGCGCCAATATTGATAATAAATAAGCTTATTAAAATAAGCATTTAAAATAAGCATTTCATTTAGGTCAATCCAACAAATTATTTACTAATCTATTATTTATATACCGTTATTATAAATAATATAATGAGTTCTCAAATATTTAAAAATACAGTTCCTACTGAACTTTTTAAGGCTTTAATAGAAAATAATGCCATCAAAACAGAGGCATATTATATTATCAATAACAACGCATATAAAAAAGGTATATTTAATGAAACCATTCCCGAGTTTATTAAAGTTTGTAAGCCATATTACCACATATCTAAACGCAAATATTTGGAACGAAAAATGAATTATAATTCATTCATTACCATTTTACGACAAATATGTAATTTCAATAAGATTACATATACATCTCAAATTAAATATGATAAATCAAAATATGACATCATATATCACATATTTTTTTGATATTTCGTTTATTTTTGATTGATTGTTAATAAAAATTATACACACTCTTCAACATGCGCAAAGTTTCCTTGAATCTCTTTTTAGAAATATGGACAAAATCATATACCGCGATTTCGTATCTAATATCCATATTAGCCTCCATAAATTCATAATCGACTCCTTCCAAATCAAAAGGCATGTTATTGTAATTATACAATGTGAAACTGATATTCGCATTACCACCTACCACAAATTTGACGAATTTATACATATCCGTCCCCTTATCTGCTCTAAAAAAGAATGGTAAATTATCTACCCCGGTTCGGTGGCATTTACCATATACCACATACGACTCTTGCTCGATATCATAAGACACAAATAGTCTGCTTTTAACGGACCCGTAATTGTCTTCATCTCTTTCTTCAATACATAAGGTTAAATAGCTATCAGTTTGCGACATCTTACTTGGTTATATATATACTTGTGTTGTATTTAAATTGTTTTATATTAATGTTATAATATTTACTTAAACATATATTACAATATATTATTATTTATCCCAATGACTTCAAATAATAATATACGCGCTGGAATGGTCTCTCAAATATTCGCACATGCTTCCGCAAATGATTCCATGAATTTCGCAAATGTCCTGAATTTTGCCACAGGAACTCAAGTATTTGATTTTGGTAATGACAACAATGGCAACACTTGTACACTGAATTTGTCTCAAGATTATGATTCTTATATCCCACAAGCTCTCGTTATTAATTTATACCCCAGTCAAAATCAATTGTACCCGCATCTAAATATTTATAATGTATGTCGCCTTTTTCACAGGATGCGACTCGTTTTACAAGTTTCTGGTCAAACCATGTTACAATTATCGCTTTCTTTATTACATGAACTGAAACCGGCTGAATTTCATGACGGTAAAATGTATCTTAAAATCCCTTTCGAATCCCTGTTTAATCAAATAAATATGAATGAACTGTTTTTTTCCACTGTTTCCTTTGTTTTGTTAGATGCGCATGAAATTATAAACTATGCTAATAGTTTTAGCTTGGTAACCAAGGTATATATACACAACCAAGTAGAACAATCTCGATTAAATAACAGAAACACCAGTCGCAGTTTCATCCAACAAATCAGCACACTGTCTGTGTCTGCTGCTGATGCTGTAACTAATAATAGGCGCAGCTTTCAGATTCAAACTAATTTATTATTTGGCTCCACTAAAGGATTATTGCTTCAATGCGCGGTTACTGATTTACAGTCTATTAAGTTTTATGTGAATAATAGTTTAAGGTTCGATTATGGTCGATATTTAATTTTAAATTCATGTGTCAAGTTGTCAGAGAACTTGATTTACATGCCTTTTACAGACCATACAGATTTTCTAGACAGAGGCACAAATACCTTTTCAGGAGCAATTAATTTAACACAGCTTCAAAGTTCTATACTGTGTCTTGAATTTTCCACGGATCAGACTCGGGTAGTTGTACATAATGTATATTTTAACTATTTTCGGCAAACGAATGGACTTGCTGGATTAGCAATAGATTATAGCTCCACTTTTATTGAACAAACAACTCAGGAACACCCGATTCAACCGATTCAACCTATCCAATTTAATTCTAATATATTCGACATGTCTGGGAATTATGTTAATAATTCTATATTTTCAAATCCTAATTCTTCTGCTAATTCCTCATCCACTTCTTCAAATAGAAATAACAACATTTCTAGAAATACTTCTGGTGCTACCTATGCGGAGGTAGCTTCTCAGGGTAGAACAGGACCTAGCAATATCATTTATACAGAGAATTATATTAATAATATACCTATACCTGTAATTAATGTACCTGTACTAGCACATGTACCTGTACTTAACATCGAATATCCGATCCCAAATGGCATTATT